TAAAGGCAGGGCAATCACCTGAAGACTTAGGCCCGATGGTTATACTGATCGGGCGTATGATGGCTAGGCGAACCTAAGCTAAGTATTGCGACAGCGCCGTAGCTGCTGCGCCGATGATGGCGAGTATGCCGGCCAGCTTGGCTTTCCAACCAAGGGCAGGCTTCGGCGCTTCTTCCATCGGCAAGATTTTACCGGCGGCTTCTTTCACGACAAGTTTCGTGATGAGGTTCTTTAAGTTCATGTTACTCTCCTTACAGCCAAGAAGCATATTTCTTGGTTTTCAGTTTGCGGTCGTCGAGGCCATGTGTACCACCATTGATACGCTTTGTCAGCGCAAGGATCGCAGCGTCGCCGACGCCTTGGTCGCAGATGCCCCACAGCTTGTTCCGGTCGAAGAACCACAACGCGCTCTCGAAGCACAGTTCACCGGCCACAAGGTCAGGGTTGTCCATGACTTCAGGGCGGTTGATGTAGTTGGCAAAGGCTTGGTAGTTGTCCTTGCCTGTAAGCTGAAGCGCACCACGGCCACGGAATTTCCATCCGTCGCCGCTGCTCTCAGGGCCGTTGCCCATGCGGTTGGCGTAGACGCGGTTGGCGATTTTCATCGGCTGGCGTTCGTAAGCGCGGGCCAGTGCATCGGTCGGGAAGTACTTACCAAAGATGCCGCGCAGCCCCTTCGCGCTGTAGTTCAGGTTCTCGCTGAACGCCTTGAAGCCGCCCGACTCATGCGCCGTTTGAGCAAAGAAATGTGCAGCCCGATCAGGTGATAATTTATAAAAAGCCGCAGCCGCCTTAAATGTACCCGGACCGAACGCACCATCTGCCGTCACCCCTATCTTTTTCTGTAGATTTACAAGGCTCATTTACCCGCACTCCGCCAATCAGGAAAGTCATTTTCGTCAACCACGCCGTCGCCATTGGCGTCGTAGCGCAAGTCGTTGCGGTACTTCTCCCACGGGGCCATGTCATCGTCATCGTCGTCTTCAGGCTCATTAATGAAGACTGTGGCCTGCGGATCGTCGTACACTTTCGGTGCCATCGCTGGCGTCAGTTCAAGCGGCGCTTCTGGCTCTGGTGCCGGCGCAGGCTCAGGATCGGCGTCACGCGCATTGGCGTTGAGGCTCAAGCCGCCCAGCAGCCCGACAAGCGCACCGATGATGGTCTGGAACGCAGGGTTAATCATCTCAAGGACGGCAGTGCTGTCCACTACGTCATTAGGTACGAACATGCCAACGACCAGCGCCAGCACGACGACAAGGATAACTGCCGACAGCGTGACGATTGCCACGCGCACGACAAACTCAACGGTGTCGTTGACGCCGTCATGCTTGCTTTCAAAATTATTCAGGAAGCTCATTTTCTTCATCCTTTTTCTTCTTTTGCATAGCGCCGCTGCCCTGCCCCGCCATAAGTCCTGCCAACGCCCCGACAATGAACGTCGCTATCGGGTTAATCAACTTGAAAAACTCAGCGTCGTTAGGGGACTGCCCTTCCATCGGCTGCGATACAAACACCAACGAGTATAGCACGGTCGCAACGATGAACGTCAACGTCAGCGACAGGACAATGCCGACGATGAACCGCAGCAGTTCTTCTGGCGTCCATTCGCTAGTCGGCTTCATCTTCATCTTCTTCGCCCGTATCTATCAGCCACTCAGTGCAGTAGCCCATAGCGACGCATCGCGGCTTCTTGCAGAGTTCGTCTTCCCAATTCGCTGGGTCTTGGCAATCGTAACGGTAGCGATCTTCGCAGCCAACAAGCACCAGCGCCGCCAGTAGTAAACTGACTATACGCATACGCCCTCCTTAGGCGCCTTTTTGCAGCACGTTCATTAATATGCCGACCAGCAACACAATGATTGTGCCAGCGGAAGTCATGCCGACTTTTTCAATGCGCTTCATCCGCGCGCAGATACTTTCGTACCGGAACGCGCAGACCTGTTCGTGCGTGTTGAGTTGTGCTTGGGTCTGGTCGATAGTTGTCATTGTTAGCGTCTCATAGCATTAAGATTTACGAACTGCTTTTCTTTAGGTAGCCTGCCGTATATCGGTGCGGCATACCCTTCAGAAAAATCTACATCTACCAGTGGTTCACCGGATTCAGGGTCTACATCAGGAAAGTTATACTGCTGTGCGACTTGCGCGGCTATCTGCGGCCTGAACATTTCGCGGGCAGGCGCGCCACCCGCTTGATTAGTCATTGCACTAACTCTGTTAAGCGCCATTTTGTTAGCTGCAGCGTTAGACACCATGCCGGTACCGGCTAGGGTGAGGCCGGCGGCAGCTAACGCCGGTGAACCGCCATAGGCTGCCGTACCAGTTCCTGTCAGCAAGCCCGCAGATGGGACCGCACGTAGCATTTCAGATGTTGTCTTGGGTATTCTAGGCCCAAGCGCCCCAACTGTTTGAAGCGCAGACAACCCACCAGAACCGCGGGCTAAACCTGCTATCTGCTTCTGAATGTCTGGGTCAAAAGATCGCATTTTGTTAGGGTTGTTGGCTATTGTCCGCGCGGCTGACCGCAGTGAATTAGCTGATAACCCTTCGGCAGAGTTAGTGGCTTTCTCCACCATGTTGTCGATAGCGTCCATTTGGCTCATACGCCGCCACGACGTGCGCGCATTTTTTATGGTTGTCGCAGCGTCGGCAGCATCGCCAGCTATGACAGCGTTAGGGGGAGGAGCATCTACAAACTCGTCTAACTGACGAATAACATTAGATGCCAGACGGCGTTCGTCTTTATCTATGCTTTTACCAGCGGTGCGTGCAACACGGCGCAAAAGTTCCAACTGCGAAAACGAGATAGGCACGCCGTTTGTCTGCGCGTTGGTTACGGCGGCGTCTATATCATCTAAAATAACATTGATCCGCGGATGAAGACGCGGGTGGAATTGTAGGTTGGGCTGCGAAAGCGAACGGCGTATGTTTTGCGAAAGGTCTGCAATAGCTGCCGCGTCAAATTGAACGCCAGCCTGTTCGGCACGGCGGTAGTCCTCACCGGCTTGCGAAACTAGTTGTTCACGTGTGACAGGCGTGGCGCGCGGCGTTGCCATCCGACCGCCGGCCATGCCGCCAGCCACCGACAAGCCAAACTGTGCAAGAGGGTTTTCGACGCCTGCATACTCGCGGGCAATCGTAGGGGCCGCAGCCGCGCCAGCACCCGCCGCAGTCTGCACACCGGGACCGCGGCCAAGTTCTCGCATGACGTTGCGAGTTACGCCGGGCGTAGCAGTCCGTGCAAGCTCTTTAAATGCTGACGCGCCGCTTAGGCCGCCGGCGGCGCCCTCGACAGTACGGAACAAAACTTCTTGCCCCGGCGTCTGCGGCCTACGCCCCACACCAACATTTTCATATCCGCGACGGATTGTTTCTGACGGCAACGGAATACGGTCAGCATCAAACACAGGGGCGAACACGTTATACGCGCCGGTGGCAAGGTCCCCAAGCCCAAGCGACAACACGCCACCCGCAGCACCGGGGATAGCCCCTACGCCAGCAAACGGTGCGCCCGCCGCAGCGCCTAGCCCTGCTGCCGTAGCGTAAGGCAACAGTGCGCGGTTTGTCACACCTAAAAGTTGTGTAGCATCGTCTATAAATGTGCTTTTAGGCGTCTTGACCGGTGCTGAAAGATAGTCGATGATTTCCGCATCGGTATACCCAGATTTGCGCGCGGACGCGGCGTCAAACGCATCTTGACTAGCTAGGTAGTCAGCAATTTCTGCATCGGTATACCCCGCAGCGCGCGCACCTTCTACATCAAACTTAGCCATACATATTACCTACGGAAAGAGTCGAGCGAAGGTTTACCCGTTGGCGTTTTACGTCGGGATAAATCTTTAGAGCTTATATACCGATCCGCTATCGGCCTTACATTCAATTTAAACTTAGGGTCTTCGGCGCCTAAATCACCGTATCTATCACTATAAAACTCCAAGACGTTTTGGCGTCCGCGATATGCTTCCCGCCGTAGTTGTTTTAGCCCTGCGTCAAACTTAGCTACACCGCCTGTTTGAGTTACAGCGTTGGCGCTTTTGGCTACAAGCTGAACGTCTGTGTTAGACGCGTTTCCAACCGGCGATCCGCCAGTTGGGGATGCCTGCTTCGCCTCTACCAATGTTTTAAGTGTATCGGCGCTTTTTATCATGTCAAACATAGCTTGCAATTCAGCTTGGCGTTCGTTTTGCCCTAAGCTGCCAAGATAGTGTAAGTTGCCTTCAATTCTGCCGACAATTTTACTGCGGTCTGGCGACCGCAAAAGTTCATCTATGGTTTCAATGTACTTATCATAGCCTTGAACTAAAATCTTAGCCTCATTTTTTGCTACCAGTGCTTCTGACCTTTTCGCAACAGCGCGTTCTGCTTTCTGAGTCTCCGCCGCAATCTTCGGTGCCATTTGCAACCTTACATTCTCAGCGGCTTGAGTCTTCGCCGCTTCTTGCGCCCCAAGAATAGCGGGGTCAACTTGCGCCGATCCGGGATACGGCGACGTCGGTGTTTTTAAAATAAGAGGTCGCCCTGCATTTAACTGCGCCGCCGTGTTCCGCATCATCGGCATATCGCCGCCTAGATTAGCAGTCCGCGATTGCGGCGTTGGGCCACGAAAATCAGCAAACCCTGCTTGCGGTCTTTGTACAGGGTTAGCAGCCATCGGCGGTTGCTGGCCCATCGCGCTATCAGCCAGCGACGGTGCGTCAGCTTGCAGCGTAATGTTAGCCCGACGGAAGGAGTCAACAAGCGCCTGCTTATTCTGCGGCGGCTGAGACGCTAAAAGCTGGTCAAAGTCCACTTGCGCCATGACGCCTGTTTGGAACGCAGAGTCAACAATGCGCGACATCACATCTGGTGTCATCTGGGCTGCGGCTGGTGCGCCCATACCGCCGCGCGTAAAGGACGCGGGGGTATTCTGCATACCCAGTTCGGCCTCTAGGTTCCGTAAATCTTCTTGTTGATACGCGTTTAGTGGGCGTGTGGCGTCAGGCCCAAAGGTCATCGCCTCGTCGGACGCCACCGATGGCTCACGCCCCATAGCTGAAGGTTGCGGTGCAGTCGGTGTTGCGCGAGGGGCAGTCGCAGTTGGTGCGCGTCCCACATTCAGGGCTTCGCCGCCGGGGGTAAGGCCGCCGACAGTAACGCTTACTGCTTGGTTATCCGGCGTAAGCTGTAAACTGGCGACCGGCGTTGCAATAGTTTTTTCGATTTCTTTTTCGGATGCAAGCATGAGCCGATTTCGCGTGTTGCGGTCCCATGTAGATGCAGGAGGTAAGACTCTATCCCAACCCGGCACACGCGCCACTAGGTCAGCGCGTACCGCCTCTGCTGCGGCGACATCGCCTTCCGCTATATCTCCAACCGCTTCGCGGAATATACCTAACGCCTGAATTATATTATCTTGCTGCGCTTTTGTTAACGCTGGACCATGCAACGCTGCTGCGCGCGCTTCTTGCGCTTTGTTGATGTCCATCGTCTGTTGCGCCAGCGCGGCTTGACGCTCCGCCGCTTCCTGCTGCCGCGCCATGTTCATCATGTTCACGAACTGCGCCGTGCGCCGCGACGGATCGGGAAGCTGTGGGCTGCGCGCTTGAAGTGCTATCATCTGGTTTGCCATATCATTAACCTCTTGGAATACCGGGCATACGATACGGCGTGCTAGACCCGAAAGCCCGACCAAAATCTACATTATCGCTGTCCGGCGTTCTGTTTCTATAGTACTGCATAATGGCGTTGTTCATAGGCGCGTTGGATGCGTATCCACCTATCTGACCCAACGCGTTTGTCAGCGCGTTAGCAGAGCCGATGTAACCAGATGCGCGGGCTTGACCTGCGTTATAGATGTTCGACGCTTGGTTCTGGCCCATCTGTCCAGCAGCGCCGGTCATTACGTTTGCGGCGGACTGACCTGAACCCATCAGCGATTGCAACGGGTTAAGGCGTGCTGCGCGCTCGACCTGATAGCGGTTAAACGCGTTCTGATATTCTTGGCTGGCTAAGTCCTGACCGAAACGCTGCACACCCTTCAGGGTGGAGCCGGACAGCAGATTGCCGCGTGCGGCTGCCGACCGCTCTAGCGCCTTCATGCCTTCCGCTTGGCGGAAAGCATAGCCGGGGTCTTGCTGGAATTGATCAGTACCAAAGGCTTTCGCCATGCTGCCGTAGCCTGCGGCGGTCTTGTCGCCGCCGATACCCAGCAACTGCATAATCTCCTGCTGCGCCGTCATCCCGCCTTGGCGAAACGGCTCTTGTAGCTCGATCTGCCGCTGGAACATGCGCTCCTGTGCAGCGGTAGCGTCCTGCGCGGCTTGCTGTTGCACCCTAGACGCTTTTTTAGACGCCTTGCTGGAAATTACCGCGCCGCCAACTGCGGCTGCTGCGGTTACTGCGGCTGCGACCATGTCAATCCCCAATCCATTTCGTGTAGTAAATCTCTACAGGTTCCATTTTCAAATACTCAAACAGCCTAGATGCGTCCTTGTGCATTTTGGAGCCGTAGAACATACGATGCACCCCGCGCCTTTTAGCTTCTTTTTCGACTAAACGAAAGAGCTTTACGCCACTAAATCCACCGCGCACATCTGGGTGCGTCCAAAAGATGTCCATCGTCAGCGTCAGACACGTCTTGTAGTGAAACCCCGGCGCGATAAAACCGATGAAATAGCCCACTAAACGGCCAGCTTCGCGCAGCGTCACCAGCAGCAGTTGTCCTGCGTCGTCGCGCGCTTCATATAAATCATACTGCGGGTCAAGCGGTACTTTATCTTTGTTCAGCGCCAACTCTTCCCAATGAAGGTCGTAACACTCCATCAATTCTGGCAAACATTTGCTGTAAGGTTCGACTTGTGCCGTAATCATTATGCGCTCCTGATGTCCGCTATGCAGACAATCCTATCATCGGCGCTGTTATTTACAACAGAATGTTTTACACGATTGTTTACCCACCAGACTTCGCCGGTACAAAAACTTACCGTCTCGTCTTCGCAATGGAACAGCGCGCCGGGCAGCGACTGAAGCGCAATCTGATAGCGGGTATAGAACTCAGCCGGTGCGCCATGATCGACGTGCGGCGTTATTTGACCGCCGGGCGGCAGCTTAGTGACGATGCAGCGGCCCAACTGCACACCATCGACGCGGCGCATAAGGTCCAGCACCAGCCGACGCAGCGACGGCAACTGCATCCACGCAGGATATGATACCGTCTGAATGTCGTTAATGACCGCGGTAGGGTCTTCTGGTATCTCGTTAAACCAAAGCCAGATGTCGCTGACTTCAGCATGGGCCGTGTCGGGATGCTGCGTCCGCAGCGTGTTCTGGTTCCATAAGTCTGGCTGCGTCGCCAACTCCCGCATAACAGGAATAACGTCTATATTATCTGCCAGACAAAGAAAGTGCTGCATTAGCTAACCAGACGGCCTGACGCGCGGATGTTGATGGCGGACGCCGTGCCAGCGATGGTGCTGATGAAGCCATTGTTCGGCAGCACATGGCCGACCAGTTCAGGAAACGTATAAGTTTCGGCTGGCTGGAGCGTTTTGGTCTTGACAATCAAGTTGCTGTCGCTGGCGCTGCCCGCAGCCGTCACAAGGTTGACGCTGATCGTCGCCGCCGCGATGCTGTAGTTAGTCGCGGTAAACTTGTCGATGATCGTCTGCACGCCGTTCGACGTGTACTGCGTCGTTTGGCTGTTTTCCGCCGTCTTAGCGGGGATGATGTTACTGATTGATACGGCCATTTATACCTCCAAGGAACTCACGTTGTCAGTCACGCTTAAAATAATTGATGGGATGGCTGGGTGAACAGCCGTGGCAGGGTCTGCAAACAGCGAAATGCCCGTGTTATCCACTTCCCACATTAACTCAAAATAATCGCCTGCGTTCATCTGTAGCAAAAAATTCCACGCTGCGACATCCTCAGAATTGTTTCCCTGAATACGAACGACAGTTGCGCTGTTAGGTACGTTAGTGCCGTTCTTGCGTAGCCACACCCAAACGCGGTGCGCGCCGCCGCCGGTGTTGACGAACTGCGCGGAAAACTGAATGTTGTAGATGTTGGAGCGGTCAACAAAAATACGCGAAGTCGGCGTGCCACGCGTCACGCCGTAAGATATATCGGTCGCGTTGAACGTCATGGCGTAGGCCGTGTTGATGACAGCGGCGGTCTGGTCAGTCGTATCGTAGAACGAACCGTAGCGCGGCGAGATAAATTCTTTTGGCGGTGGGGCCAGCGCCAGCGCCTGCAACTCCGACTGGATGACGGCAATCTCGCTTTCCGTAGCAGCCGGCGGCGTGACGCCAGTGGCCTGTGCGAGACTGTTGACCTTAGCGTCAACGTCAGCCGTAGCGGAACAGCAGTCAGGGGCGCTTTCGGTTGTCTGCGCCAACGACTCCAGCATAGCGTCATAGGTCGCTATCAGCGACGTAGCGTCAGGCGCTAACTCAGTTTCTTCTTGGTTGGTCTGCGTAGCGGTCAGCAGCGACAGAAAGAACCGATACCATTCACGGCTAATCGCGCCTGACCGTGGGTCGAGCAGGGACACACGCGGCGGCGTTAGCTGTGTAGGGTTGATCGGCGAATACGCCATCAGGCACGCGTTCCGCTGAGGAGCAGTTCAGCGCCCATGACGTAAATCCGTACAGGGTCGGTGCCTGACACTTCGTAGACGCGGTCGCGTATTTTCATCGTCGCGCCAAGGCGGCGCCAGATGGTACGGTAACCAGACCGGCCAATACGGCCCATCGACTTCCAGTGTTCGCTGGACCATGTGTGGCCGCCATCGTCCGACCAGCGCAGCATGGCTTGCGGGTTGCTGCCTTGGCCGTTGTTCAGGCCAACGCCTGTCTCGCAGTCAAGCTGCATGGAGTGCTGGATAGTACGCGCAAGGTTGTTAGCGCCCGTTGGCAGCGCGCGCCACGACCGCAGCCATTTCTGCGGGGCGCCATCGTCAGCGTACACGTTCAGGTCGAACGAATAAATCTTGCCGTTCTGATAATCGCCGACAACCGTAGTGGCGTTGAAGAACATCTGGCTGCTGGCGCGGTGACGGTTAAACTCGCCATTAGCGAACGACGCCCGCTCATGCCATGCGCCAGTGGCAACATCATACACCCATGTGGTGTTGGCGGTGGGGAAGTTTAGAACGTAGAAGCTGTGGCCGTCCTGCTGATACGTGTAGCCGGTCGCGTCTGAGATGTCGGCATACTCTTGCATCTGCCATTCGATAGCGTGCGTAGACACGCGCTGACCGATGTAACCAGCGGCCCTGTAGACAATCCCTTGGCCGCGCGCGTCCTTGCCTAGCCAGTAGACTTGGTTGTCCATCTTGGCGATGCTGTACGGCGCCGCGCAGCCTAATTCGTTGAACGCACCTTGGATACGCGTCAGCGGGAAGTCGAGCAGCCCTGCGTCGTACCAGACTTCGGTCGAGTTGGTGCCGAATACCCACACTTCGCGGTGGTCAACAAATATAGCGACCACATTGTCGGGGTTGCCTTCGGCGCTGGCAAACTCCAGCGGGTCAACGCTGGTGCCGTCAAGCAACGATGTCACCCAAATCTTTTGGCTGTTGGGTTCGTTGAACGTGAAATAGCCGTCGATGTAGCCGACTGTGGCTGCGCCGGGGAAGTCAGGGTCGGTAATCTGCTGGAACACGTCGGTGCTGGCGTTGTAGATATAGCCGAGCGGGTTAGCGGCGATGAATAGCTGCGTGCCGTTGTCAGCCATGCTGACAGGGCCAGAGCCACCTACAGTTCCTTTAGCGACAGCGTTCCAGTTGGTGTCTACCTGAAACAGCGTCGGGCCAGAGACAACGTAGCCGTAATTGCCGTAGGTCCACATGCCGCGGATCGGGCCAATACCGATAGTCGCCAGCCGCGTGAGGCCGGGCGCGCGCTGAAGAAACGCTGGCTCCTTGCCGCCTTCTGGGACAATCTCAGGAAACAGGTTAACCATGCGGTTGTCGGCGGCGTTGACGCTTCTAGCGACATACGCCGACCCAAGGATCGGCGTCTTCATTAGTAGTTCCCAGCGTAGACGTTGAACCGCTGGCGTGTCGCTACAAGGCTGTATGGCATCGACATAATGTCATCAGGGTTGTTGATGCGCTTGATGTTACGCTTCGACGACATCGCCAGACGGCGGACTTGTGCGGAAGGCTCCGTACCAAACTCAGGCGCCATTTCGCAGGCCAAGTTATAGCGGAACGCACGCAGATAGCCGGGCGGGAAATGCAGTTGCGTTGCCAGCGTTGCAGGCTGTGTCAGTTCTTCAACCGAAATGAAATGCCATTCCAGTTCGCGCGTCGGGCGCGGATAGATGTACATCTCAACGTCAGGGTACGTCATGTTGACGAAAATGACTTGCGGGTATGTCGATGTGACCGACTTGACCGCGATGCCGTTATACTGCTGCTGGTTGATGAATTTGATGCCGTAGCTGACGCCCGTGCCGGGGTCTTTGAAATAGGTGCTGTCTTCGAGCAACACTGGACGGTTGCCGACGAAGTTACCGCTAGGGCCAAGCGTGCGGAATAGCTGGCCTGCGGGCCACATAAACACTTGGTCTTGCGTCGAGAAGACGGAAAGGCGCTCTGTGTTCCAGCTATCAATCATCTGGTTCATGGCGCGCAGAGCGTCTTGCGATGTCTCAGCCGATGGAACTTCGCCTTCTGCCAGAACGCCTAAAAGCCTAAGCGATCCGTTAATGATGTCCCCAGCCGTTTCCATTGGTTAGTCTTCCTGCGTTGTGCGGCGGCGACTGTTGCGCGCCGGCATTTCGTTTACTGGCGCCTCTACAGGCGCGTCAGGATTATAGCGTTCCCAGCCAAAATATTCATCAGAAATCGCTTCTTCTTCTGAAATAGCGACTTTTGCGCCGTGGACTTCGTGAACAAGATAGATAACAGCCATAGAAACTCCGTAAAATGGACGGCCCGAAAGCCGTCCACTATATTAGCTGATTGCCATGAACTGCCACTTGGTGCCGTCCGCATAGAACAGCTTGCCAAGGCCCGTAGCGTTCGTCGTAATACCGAGCGAACCGGCTGGGGCCGAAGTAGTGGTTGAGTTGGCGGTAATCGCTGTGCTGAGAATGTAAACGCCTGCGCTGGCGTTAGATGCAACAGCACCGCTGCTGGCGGTTGAAACGACCGAAGCGGCGCTCATCGTGCCGGTAACGGTAACGCTTTCAAATTCAGGGTCGGCGTAAGCAACGCCTACTGCTTTAGTATTAGGCATAATTGTTCTCCTGAAAAGGATGCCCCGACCGTAGCCGGGGCAAACCTATTAGCCAGCGATACGGTACAGGTTGTACGTATTTTCGCCAGTTTTAACAGCGCGGAACAATACGCTGCGCGATGCAACGCCTGCGCCGGAGCCAACCAACGTCCAGCCGGAACCAGCCGTGATGGTAGGTACGCCAGTGCTGGTAGCAACCAAAGAGAACTCAAACGACGAGTTAACTTTGGCGCTGCTGATGTCAGCGTTAACGCCGCCAACGCCAGTAACAGCAGGAAGCGCAAGGTCAGCAGTGCTGCTTGACGTGTAGACAACAAGGCCGCCTGCCAAGTTGGCAGTCGTCAGTGTAGCACCCGCGGTGTACGCAGTAGGGATAGCTGATGTTGACAGCGTGACTTCGCCGAGATTGCCGTCACCAACTTGATAACCGCCGGCGCCATTAGGTAAAATAGCCATGATAAAAATCCTTTAAAATGTTTGGCCCCCGGCGAACCGAGGGCCATGTTTAAATTAGCCCCACATCCGAACGGCCATTTGCGGACGGATCGTGCTGTAACCATACAGAACGTCAATACGGCAAGGCATACGGTCGTTGTTGATGTCGTACTGACGAACAACGCGAAGCGAGATGCCGTTGTGTACCTGACGCGAAGCCATATCTACGCCTTGTGGGAGCAGAAGGTCGGCGGTTGCGAAGGTGATGGCATCCTTGTGGTAGATGAGGTTCTGCGCGTATTGCGAGTTGGATGCACCAACGAACACAACTGCTTGGCTGTTGGCAGGCAGTGCGTTGACGGTAGCAAGCGCGTGACCAGCCGAGTAGATCGGTGCAACAGTGATGCTGCCTGCGCCAGAGCCGTTGAGCAACACATCAGCCAATGCAACGAACTGGAACAACGAACCTGTGCTTTCACGGGTCTGTGGGTTGACAGCAAAGCAACCGTTTACAGTGAACACGTCACCAGCCTTAACAGTGTCGTTAGCGCCAGCGCCAGTGATGGCGATGGTTGTTGCGCCTTCCGACGTTACAGCAGCCGAAGTCGAACCGCCAACAGCGTCACGCGTACCAGTGGTGAACTGCTTGATGGACTGCGACATATTGATTTCGTCGAAACCAAGTACGCCAGTACCCATCATGCCGTTCTTGAACTGCTTGCTGATCGTGTCAGTTGGGTTGAAGAGACCCTTCATGCCTTCGACCAAACCAGCGTTTGCGGCTGGGTTGACAGTGGCATAACGTGGCGACATCACGGCAGCGTTTTCGTTCAGCTTCTGCTGTGCAGCAAGAAGAACAGCCGAAGTAGCTGGC